TTCCCTGTTTCCGATGTCGGGACTCGAACCCGAGTCAGAGACTTGAAAGATCCCTGTCATAACCGCCTAGACCACATCAGACTTGTTTTTGCTCCTTGAGCTGCATCCTCCCTCCAGTTTTGATGTTCGGGCTCCAACCGAAATTTAGGGATAAGTTTGGTCCTCTCGTTTTAGATTTAAACTACATCAAAGTATGCTCCGCAAGCTGCTCCGTTCTACTGGAGGGATTCGAACCCACATTTATGCGGCCTGAGTGGCCCATAATACTTAACCCATTAGTATCACAGTAGATAAGGTCTCATCCGGAATCGAACCAGAATATCTTGTGTCAGAAACAAGTATGCTACCATTACATCATGAGACCAAATGCTCCACAAGCTGCTCCGAATGCCGATAAGGAATAAATCATATTGTTTGTTCATTCTCAAATCAGGCGAATATAAATTGTTAATCAATCTATATCCAATTTGCTCCGTGAGCTGTATCCCCCTCCGGTTCTATCGATGGGATTCGAGACCCAGTATTTTCATACATATTTGTATGATTGCTTACTTAACAGACAATAGAATTTTGCTCCTTGAGCTGTTGCCGTTGCTACACAAGCTGTTCCCTCTACCGACGGGATTCGAGACCCAGTATTTTCATACATATATTTGTATGATTGCTTACTTAGCACACAATAGAGTTTTGCTCCTTGAGCTGTATCCCCCTCCGTTTTGATGCTGGGAATCGAACCCGAGGTTGAAGTCTAACGCGACTTAGTTCTAACCACTAAACTACATCAAAGTATGCTCCACAAGCTGCTCCGAATGCCAATAAGAAATAAATCATATTGTTTGTTCATTCTCAAATCAGGCGAATAAATCAATCTATATCCAATTTGCTCCACAAGCTGCTCCTAATGTCCATTGGGAGACTTGAACTCCCGACCCTCAGCTCATAAGACTGATGCTCTGACCAAACTGAGCTAAACGGACGAAATTCCTTACCATAAAGGCAGTTGTATTTTAACAACTGGGAAACACTTACCAAAAAATGGCTCCACTTTTCCCAAAGATGGATGATAGTTGAGGTGGGGTTCGAACCCACGAAGCTAACGCAGCAGATCTTAAGTCTGCCCCCTTTAACCACTCGGGCACTCAACTGAGCAGGGAACTACTGCACCTCCGACCCCCTCTTTAAACCACAATGGAAGGAGGGGGGTCGGGGGAACCTTGGTTCCCTGATTTTTTGCTCCGTGAGCTGCATCACCCTCCGATTACCGGTGAGGGGGGTCGAACCCCTGACCAATCGATTAAAAGTCGAACACTCTGCCAGCTGAGTTACACCGGTTAAATTTTTCACTAATTACGCTCACATAATTACTTGTTTTCTTGAAGCGGGCCTCCCCACCTACTTATCTATACGACTTCTTCTTTATATTGATTTCACAAATAATATTTATTATGCTGTCATGTCGAGCTCGATACAAGACGGATTTGTGTTTGCAATAAAAAAATATGTTATTTACAGAATTAATTTTTATGTTTATTTTTTTTACTCGTATATTATCTTCTTCGACGCCGACTTTGTCGAGTTTCCAAACAAATCCGCCAACACCACCTCATCACCAATCTTCTGGAAATATGCACAGTCCTGCTGCAAATAATGCAATCCAGTGTCCGCTTCAAGTAGTATATACATATAGACAGTTTCAATCTCTTCCGGGCCAACAAAGCAATTATCGAGAGTTATCTCGATTCTCTCGCTGAGGTGTGTACGATATAAGGTAGTCCAATCACCTGGTTGCTGATATATTGCGATTCCCGTGACTCCTGTGTTTATCTTCCAGGTTCCGAATGGCTTGCGTTCAGAGAATATGGTGCCATCATCAAAGAAGTAAACTGCCTGCTCACGACCAGTCTTCCAATCCTTCCACGACCAAGCGCCGTCGAGATGGTCGTTATTATGAACCAGGAGTTTCTTAGTCAATAGAGCGCTCGCCAGGTTGATTTGCAATTTACTGGTATTTATTACTTCTGTCTTAGAACATCCATTTGGCAACACGCGGCAACAATGGTCGTGGCATAGTTCAAACAGAATGGACGGCGAGGGCTTGACCATTCCGTCTAAGTCGGACGGCTTTGGCACCTGGCGACAGCACTTAGTCTCAGTCTCAGTCTCAATCTCTTCGGGTCCGTCGCTCTCCATACAGTTGCATCCGTAAGTCCAAAACAAACCGCTGTCCGAACCTACCTTTGACGGCGTCATCATGGAACCACATAACTCACACAACGGTAGCCGCTTGTTAATTTCTCCCAACTTTCCTACGTAGTATTCCCCCATGTAGACCTTGCTCTCACGAGACGCTTGTCCCCATTGAATGCGCTGCTTACCCTGAGTTAGCGGCCATTGGTTCTCAATTTTTTCGCCCAAACATGTAGCGAACGTCGTGTTTCCAATGGACAGGAGCGAGAGATGCAGTTCCGATGGTATGCAGAACGCATCATTTATGTTCGCGAAGTGCATCTCCAGCTCAGCGAAATCACCAACTGAACCCATGCGAATCTCAAGACTCGGAGTGAAGTGTCCTGCCTCGAGCCACTTACGCATGACCTTACCGTCCCAAGGTCCCTCAACGCCGCCCAGATGACTATAATACCACTCCACTCCGTCGTCGAGCGCCTTGCGCTTATCTACCTTCCACTTGATGGGCTCGGGCTTCTTAATCTTACCAAAATATTCCGGCTTGGTCTCCGGTGTGAACTGAATCGACTTTGTCTTAGTTTTGGCCTCCATCTTGTTAGTTGTTAGTTGTCAATTGATTACAGTTAAGTTGAAAAAACATGAATCAATTTTTAGGATATTTTGTGTTAGACCATTGAATTCTAAATATTTATTCATAATTTGAAAATAATGATATATTCCTTTAGTTTGTAAAAATTGAATTTGAACTGTATACTTTATATATAATGACAATATGAATAAAAAAACATTCGCATCAAATGAAAAAGCACAATACTGGAGTGTAAAGAATGGAGACATTAAACCAGAGGATGTTGCCGCGTATTCGAAAAAAAAATTCTGGTTTGATTGTAAGAATTGTAATCATACATTTGATATTACATTATCTGATGTAAGTAGCGGATATTGGTGTGGTTATTGTAAAAACAGAAAACGATGTCAAGATACAAAATGCCAGTTTTGTTTAACTAATTCATTTGCGTCGCATGAGAAGTCTAAATACTGGAGCGAAAAAAATGGAGATGTGAAACCTAGGAACGTTGCTTTGAATTCAAATGATAAATTCTGGTTTGAATGTAAAGATTGCAAACACGCATTTGATGCATCTCCGGCCAATATAAATGGCGGTAAGTGGTGCGGATATTGTCAAAATAAAAAACGGTGCGAAGATATAGATTGTGTCTACTGTTATAATAATTCCTTTGTATCACACGACAAGGCGAAATTCTGGAGCCCAAAAAATGGAAACGTCAAACCAAGAGATCTTGCTATGAATTCAATAAAAAAATTTTGGTTTGAATGTCCTGACTGTAATCACACAATTGAGATGAAGCTAAATAATATAGCACAAGGTAAGTGGTGTGACTATTGTTATAACAGAAAAAGATGTGATAATATGGATTGTAAAAATTGTAATGATACTTCATTTGCTACTCACGAACGGGCAAAATACTGGAGCGCAAAGAACGGAGACATAACCCCGAGAGACGTTTCCAGAAGTAACGGCGCAAAATTCTGGTTTGATTGTCCTGATTGCAAACATACTTTTGATGCTGTATTGTCAAGCGTAAATCATGGCTGTTGGTGTGGATATTGTGCGAATGTTAGACGTTGCGAAAATCAAGAATGTCAGTTTTGTTTGCAAAATTCGTTTGCGTCACACGAAAAAGCACGATACTGGAGCGAAAAGAACGGAGACATTAAACCGCGAGATGTTGCTAAAAACGCAAATGTAAAATACTTATTTGATTGCCCTGACTGTAATGACACATATGAATCATTATTATCAAACATAAATAGAGGACAATGGTGTGGTTGTACTAAACATAAAACTGAGACCAAATTATATAATGCTCTAAGAATATATTACCCAACTATTGAAAAGCAATTTAAGGCTGATTGGTGTAAAAAAAAGCACAAGTTGCCGTTTGACTTTTGTATTCCGGAACTTGGAATTATACTTGAATTAGACGGTGAACAACATTTTGATCAGGTACGAAATTGGCGATCACCAGAAGACGAATTAATAAATGATGTGTATAAAACACAATGTGCAAACGAAAATGGATATTCGGTTATTCGCATCTTACAAGAGGATGTGTGGAATGATTCAAATGACTGGTTAAATGAGATTATAAAAAATATAAAATACATTATAGCAGACGCAACAATTATTCATAACATATTCATTGATAATTCAAATAAATATGATAATTTAATGGAGATGTTATAATAAAACCAGTTATTTTGTGTTTAGATGTCGAGAGAAATCACATTCTTATCCGACTTATTACGACGTTTGGTAGACCTCTTCGGCATATTTGTTCCGTTGATATCGTTCAAACTACTCAGACTAACTAAGGAGTCGTCGTCGTTCGAAATATTTACATTCTTCGTCTTGAGCCCCGATAGGATATTATCGATATCCATGTTGCGCGGTCCAGTCATCTCAGGTCTAGTCGACCTAGGCTGAGTCTCTGCAGCAGTGTTGCTAATATCGATTCCCTGCTCGCGGAACATAGCTCCACGTCCCGCGTCAATGTCCGGACGGTTCTGGGTGAATTGCATGCCAGGCCTTGCGCTAGCGGGTGGCGGTGCGAAATTACGCGTCTCTACAGGCGCGGGAGGTGGGCGGTTCATGGTAGTCGGCTTATTACTGTTGAGTAGCTCGCTTGCAAACGCCATACCGGGCGCGGTCTGCTTCATCGAATCAACCGTTGCATTGGTAAACATACGCATAAGCTCCGGCGACTGCTTAATAACATCGTTGAATCCGGGGGCTGCGGTCGATAGCGCCTTATTACTGAAATGAATAACACTCGCACTGAATCCAAGACGCATCAATAGGCTCAGCTCTGGGCTCATCTTACCACCCTTGTATTTCTCATGGAGCTGCTCGAAAATCTCGTCATAACTATCAATATCCTCACTAATGGACTCGCCCCAGCCATCGAGCGAGATACCGAATGGGTCAAACATAGCATTACCGTATTCGATGGTGTTAATAGCAGTGATTAGCCAGTTCTGCTGAATTTTAATTGCATCGCGCTTACGCTTATCCTCTAGCGCCCCCTCATACTCGTCCTCCACCTCCTCGTAAGTAGATTCCATATTGAAATGGGAAATATTCTTCACAAGACCCTTCTCGTGCCACTGCTCCAAACTCTTAATCATAACGCGCTTCTTCCTACGCTTTTCGCGCTCGTTCAAATTCGCACCAGCACTACCACCACCACCTCCCAGAGGAACCTCATTCAACTTGGAGAATCCATCCCAAGTCTTCGTATTACCGATGCTATCCACAGTAGCTCCGCCCAATTTTGAATCATTTGCATCCGCCGAAGTGTCATTTTTACCAAATCCAAAATAACCACCGCCAATCGATTTATTTGAAGGCGCAGGAGGAGGAGCGGGTGCAGGATTCATATTCATACTAGAAAGCTCGTTTAGTTCGTTCTCTAAATTGTCGAGTTCTCCTAAATCGATTCTAGTAGACGACGATGAACTCTTGTTTTTATCATTCATAAGAAGCTCGATTCCGCCACCGAAATTAGTCTGTCTAGTTTCCCCGATATTCATTGTAATCGAGTCTAAGCTGCCTAAATCAATGACTTCCATTTTATTATTATTATACATAAATTATGTTTAAGTTCTACGCAGAGGAAATAATATTTTCGCGTTTCATCCAATGAATCCCTTGTAGGAAACAATCCGCCAAGTCATCCTTCTTTTTGGTTTCTAGTATATGTTTCCAACCGGCATACCGCTCTGATTCCATGAATCTTGAACAATAGAAAACTGCATCCTTTTTGTGTTGTTTATATTCGGAATCCAGGTTCTCATTCTGCTTCTCGAACCCTTTCAGTTTACCAGCAGATGATAGGAACTCGATGTTGATGTTGTCATAGCGCATTATAAAATACTGCGCCAACATTCCTTGGATTGTCTTCATTCTCGTTGCAATCGGCGAAATCTGGTTCTCTACAATCACATGTTTTGCATTTCGGAAATGTTCGATTTTGTCAAACTCCGTTTTCAGATTTTTGCCTATAGTGATTAGATCGGTAGTGCCTGCATTACTCTTTTTTGCTACTATTGGTCGCAAGGTTCTCTCAGAGAAGAAAGTATTGATTTTTGTAACTAGCGACGCCTTGTTGTCTGAATCAAGGACTGGTATGAATCGAGAACTAGCCATCTGTTTTAATTCATCCAACTTGAGTTTCTTAACACTAGCAGGAGAACATTTACTATCTGGTAGTAAATAAAAGCTCGTTTTCGCATGTTTCTCACAATAACACTCATTGTTAATTTCGTATTTGGCTTTATTGCCACATGCAGCCGCAGCCGCAGCCGCATTCTTCTTTGCTTTCGTTTTTGTTATAGAAGAACACAGCTGAACCTCCGGTTCTTGGTTCATCAGACTCACAACATTCCAATCGACCACACCACCGGTTGCGTCAAACACACAATACGCCATATTTTTAATACCGATATCGAAACTTATTATACTCATAAATATAGAATAGTTTACTATTATTCTATATCTATTTATGGTTAAAGACTTTTGGAATACTCTTTGGTATTGCGCTCGTTGATAATGGTAGATTTCGAAATCATATACTTACGGTAATCAGCATTCGTCATGATAGAGTTACTGCGTAGTAGTTTACTATTATCGTCTTCGGATGTAGGAATTGTTTTGAAGGGTGAAGGTATAGGTTTTACTAAAGTGATATCATATTTAGCATATTGGCGTTCCATTGTCTATATAGTATAGTCGTAAAATTTATTTCTCCAATAACTTCAGCAATTCGGTTTTCGATAATCTACTCGGATTGGTCGCTAAACCCCGTGACGTGACTATAGTCCTGAGTTCCGCAACAGTCTGTTTCTTATAATCAACGGTCTCCTCAATAACTACAGGCGCTTCCGGTTCCAACTCGATTATTTCTTCTATAGCGCTTTCACTCATATTGATTATTTTGACATTACGTTCATCCTCCTCATCCTCATCATCCTCATCCTCCTCATCCTCATCATCCTCCTCATCCTCATCATCATCCTCATCCTCATCCTCCTCATCCTCATCCTCATCCTCGTTATTACAAACATTCCTCATGAAATCCGAACTAACAAATTCACGACACATTGACATTGGATAAGAAGCCTGCACAGGCATTGAACCACACTCTTGTTTAACTGTCTTAAACTCCTGCACAAGGTTCTGAACAATCTCGAACATAGTATCACACTTTTGCTCCATTGTGCTCAACTTCTGCTTAAAGTGGTAAACCAGGAGAACAATTAATACGAATGTAATCCCTAAACTTAGCAAAAAGAACGACTCAATAAAATTAAAGGCACCCATAATTTTTACTATAAACGTATAAAAAAAAGAGTTATTACAAACGAATATATATCTAATAAATATATAAGCAATGGAAAGTGTTCAACCGAAATATGAAGTTTTAAATGCCCCTAATGGTGATTCAGGTTTTGATTCATTTAGCGGAAAGAATCTAATCATAATTGTCCTCGTTGTTCTCCTACTTCTATCGTTTGTTGGTGTGAACTTGCTCGATTATTTAAGCAATGCTATCAAGACTATAATTGCCATCTTTGGGCCTATAGTGAGGCCCATTCTCTCGCTATTTGGCTATACAACCGGCGCGGTTATTAACAAGACAGCCGATGTAGTGTCAGATACTGCGAAAACGGGAATCGATATTGCTGAGGGCACAGTTCAGAATGTAGGTAATCTTCTTATCTCCGCCAGTAAAGGGGGCGTCGATACCAGCGAACTTGACCGAGTATTGAATCTACCTAAAACGAAATCGGTAGACGACCCCGAAGAGGACACCACCGCGAACCCGATACAAAATCCCATTTCCGCTAACAAGGGCGGATGGTGTTTAGTTGGAGAACAAGCCCAACGCAGGGGCTGCATAATGGTGGAGGACGCCGGTAAGTGCATGTCAGGACAGATTTTCCCCTCGAAGAGACTCTGCCTGAACCCCACGATTTCTCAACCTTAAAAATATGTGCATTATGGTATATTATGGATATACCATCATGGTCATTTACAAACGTTGGACAATCAATGATGTCCAGTAGTTGTATTATTGAACATAAAATAATTAAGAAACCAGAGAACCCGCCAGAAACAATCTACGATAAAATCGAAGAATTCATATATAATGTTGCAAACTACGTCGATTTAGGATTCGATGTGAACCTGGACTTATTTATAGAATTATACATCTAATGCAGTTATTTTATATGCGATTTGTGCTGGAGGTGCCGGACTGAGCGCAGCAAACGAACATTTAAATAAGGTCGGCGTGGTCAAATTAACAATAGCACCCGATTTAAAATTTGTATAGGTTCCTACCTGAGATGTAACCGACGTCGTGCACTTTATTTTTATAGTGTAGACAAATCCATATTGCGTAGGGAGAACCAAATTGGATATAGAAAGATTACCTATATATTGAGAACCACTGAATGATGGTCCAGACATATCTACAGTATATTGTGATGTTGGCGAATTTGCCAATACATCCCCATTTAATCTGATTGTTGGTGCAGTCGTCAATGTAACTAGTGCATTATTATAATAAACCGTTATGACGACGCTCGATAATTTTACACTGCCTGTTGCGGATGCCCCAGTTGCAATTCCTTCAACATATATACCTATAGGCACATTAATTGTAAAACTGGTTGGATTTGTATCTAAAACGCCAATCGATAACGAATCAACAAATGTAGTCTCAACCCCAGTAAATGCGGATATATTATTATACGCCTTGTCAATCCATTTGTCAATTGTATCCGGATTAAGTATTCCATATGCATCTGTATTTTTTTCGTAATTATACAATGGGACTGCTGGGTCATATTGTAAAGTAATGACGGGTCCAGGAACGTCGCACGATGACGAGAGTGATGGTAAATACAAGTCATTGCCACAAGTTGTCGTTATATTGTAAGCATTCTTGGCATTCTTATTAATTGCATTTGCATATTTCTGCGATTGAGATACCCCCCCAACTTTCGACGCATTACGGTTATGTTGTAGAATCTCCGCCTTACGACGCATATCTAATTGAGATTGGGTGTAAGATGTGTTCACGTTCACATATGGACTTGCTTGCATCTCTATTCGATTTTTTGGTAATGATGCGGTCGCCATCAAAAATATTTGCCGTTGCCTACAAGCATTGATATCGCTCATTATTATAATAATGAGCTATATTATTTATTATTTACTAGGGCTATACCACAAACTTGATAGATAATCGAAACGTGTATCCAACGTCTTAGATTCCGCTTTTAGATTCGGACCAGCCATAGCAATATTATTGAGCTGGAAAATATTGAGTGCGCTATCGAAATACCTCAAATCGGATAGTGTTCCATCAAATTCACCGACAATCACATCGCCGAAATTCTGGCGAGGAATGCTAGAGAACACATAACGCTTCGCAACCGTTCCATTCACATAAACGTCCATGATTTTATTCTGCATGCGAATTGCTAGATTAAACCAGCGACCCAATGGAATATTCGGAATCTCAATTATATTCGCATCGGACGCGTTTACTGAATCCATACCTATAATAATCGAACCAGTTTTGTCTGCATTGCCTTTAAGGCTAACGCTAGGCCCCCGTTGACTTCCGCCAAATCCCTTCGTAAATATGTTTTTAGGTGAGTCTGGTAATCTGTCTATATTAATCCACACCGTCCAGGTAAATTCAATGCCTTTGTCAGCGTTATTTGAACGGTAGATAGTAACTGCATTCGAATTTTTCGGGTCTTGAGGAATACGAACCGTCCGATTTCCTGGTTGTAAACCCTTGATGACATACGGACTCTTAGATGGTTGCAATATGTAATTAATCAGAAAGACTCCTAAATTCATCAACATGATGAATACTATTAGAACAAGCACCAAGAACGCAAATTTGGAAATCATGCTATTCGAGTTTAAAAACTCCTCGCTCGTTGTTCCAATGCTCTGCGTAGAGAAATCCTTCAATGATGAACTAACCGATTCTGTAACATTATTTATAGTATTTGTAGCACCAGTTTGTATATCAGGAAGTTGTTCAGTCAGCGGTCGATTTAACTCCATTGTTATATATTAAGAATGATAAATAATTTACCATAAAGAAACACTTGTAGAAAGAACATTGTCTTTTAATACAGTCAGGTTCACACTATATTTGTTGGCTAAATTGCTTAGCCCCGAACCACTGCCATCAAGGTAATCGCTCCAAACAGTCTGTGGGTCAGATGCACCGACAACACGATTGAACTTGGACATGAATACACCGGAGTTTATTCCAAACTTAATCGGCGACGTGCCATCCGGCGTGTGCATATCAACAACGGATTTCACCAGTTTTCCATCTAAATACATGTCAATTGTGGCGTTATCCACACTGATAACAACATATACCCACTTTTGCAGAGGGAAGTTGTTTGTAATCATATGCGTTATATCGGCAGAACTAGCGTGTTTAGTTGTCACACTTAACACTGACGTAGTCCCATTTAACTTTAGAGTCAAATCCTTATCCCTCGCAAATATAAACGCTGTAGATGAAATAGGCTTATCAACATATAACCACACCTTGTATGTATATGATACCGCATCCGGTTTAACTAACTTGTCAGTGGTTATGTCAGCAAGTTGTGCTGACATGTCGACCTCTATTTTAGACTTTGTATTGTCAGATTTGGTATATACCATATAGAAGATAACTACGATGAGTAAGATGGCTAAAAAAATAACTAAAAAGTCCATTTATATATATGTTTTACATTATATTATTGGTAGGAGGATTGTTATTTCGCAGTAAATTATAATTTGCAGTTATCTCATTCAGACGAACTGGTCTGTTATAATACTGTATATTACATATGGCACCATATATACCATTATTGCTACCGATTGTTATTGTATTAAGGCCATCGTTAATCAATGATTTCCTGTCGCTTTTATCGAATGTTCTCTCTAAATTTCCGTTTACAAAGATATCAACCGTATCATTGTTGTTGAAATTCATAACGATGTTGTTCCATTTCTGATTCGTTAACGATATATCATAGTTTTGGGTATTGACTATGAAACGATAAATGTCCTTGCCGGTTTGACTATCATTCTTAATATAGGATATTTTTGGATAAGCATTCGCATATGAGAAGATATTTGAGTTAGCATTGTTTTTATTCGTTTGTGGATTAATATACACCCACATAGAGAATGCATAATTGGTTCTCTTATAGTCATGCTCTCCTATATCCTGTTCATCAAAGCTCTTTATAACTGCGTTATCCAAGAACTCTGGGGAATTCATAACTGTAATGCTATCCTCTTTGAGTTTCGACGCAATCAAACTGGGAATGAATGCATAACCAGCAATTAATATTGCTTCAATCGTCAATAGGATAAATGTAACACTAGATGTTATTCCATATTGAGCCTTCAGGTATTTTATAAAGTCTATCAACAAGCAAGGAATATAAACTATCAAGTTCATAATAAATCCGGGCCATCCAACAGCATTGTTCAACCATCGCCCGAAGAAGTTGTTCACGGCCGAAATTCCAACGACAACAATTGCAATCAATAGACTTATTTGAACGAGGTTTATGATAACACGATTTTGCAAACTATCGGAAACGTTTTGGAAAATAGCAGATGTCTTTATATATTTACTATAAAACTCGGAAACCACACTGAACACTAAAAATGCGAAGATAACGAAGATAGTTGTATACGCAATCGGTTGGTCAGATTTTGCTGTAAATAGTTTATATACTGCCAATAACATAATCATAAAAAATATCGTGAAAGTCGAAGCATATGCTTTCGACTCTAAAACATTTACTCCAGACACGTAAAATAAATTGCCTATAGTTACGATAATCAAGAGAATTAACAATACTTGGCTACGGTTTAATCCGTATTCTGTATAAAAACCTGTTATTTTGTCTATAATAGTAGGTGATGACATCGACATGAATTACCTAAACGTATATATATACATTATAAATTTTCAATAGCAGTTTTCTTTCCGTGACAATCTCTGCAAAGAGCAACCAAATTACTCACATGATTACTTCCACCATGTTCTAAGCGAATTGTATGATCAACCTCAAACCAAGCCGGTAATTGTTTCTGGCAATCTCCACAGTGCCAGTTCTGTTGTGCAGCAACGAATTTTTTCTTTGTTTCGCTTACAGAACGTTTCGTTGCGGTTGTGGTTGTAGGTTTTGCGATTCCGCCACCCGATTGGAGAACTCGGCTTTCATATTGATGTGGCATTGGACCACCGAAATCGTGTTTTGCGGTGAAATCTAGTATGGGCGATATGAAATCTGTGGTATTTTTGTCAACGGGCAAGTATTTCAAATATTCGTTAGACGTTACTAACATATGCTTTGCGCGTTCCGGGTTTTTCCTCATCAACCAACATAGCATATACCCGACAAATGCAACACCTAACATCTGGTAATATTTCTTCCAAGATAACGCTAATTTCAGATACTTACCATCTGTATGAATATTTGCTATTACAAAGGCAGTGACTAATAAAATGACTAATTCGAAAC